TTTTTCAAATGTAACTTTACCATCGTAAGAAAATGTGTCACCCGGGTTAATTAACGTTGCGGGGATATTATTTCTTTTGAAATGTTGTACGCCTTCTCTCATTAAAGGAAAAGGATTATGATTCTCATATCTGGTGGTATCCCAAATATCAAACATTTCATCTAAAAAAATAGGTGGGCCGGCACACGGAATGTTTATTTTTGCTTTTGACCATTTGGCATATTCTATCGCTCGTCGAAGGTTGTTTTCTTTTTTTCGCAACGACGTTTTTTTCATTTTTTCCACATCGTAATCATATACACATGGCCACCATGATGCACCAGAAAATTGTAGCATTAGTACATCCACCGGTGCTAATTTTTTAACTATTTTTGGGTCTAAATGACAATCGTTTAGGTTAAGAACCTTTTGATGGCCGTCATCTAGTAGTAAACACGAATCTTTATCTAAATGGTCTTCTTCTTTAAAAATATTTAGTTTTATACTCCCTACGTAAAAATCCTCATAATCTTCTATCTGATGTACGTTTTTGAATCCTAGATTTTTTAAGGTGACGACCAATGCTGGATCTTCATACTTTGGGATATAAACATTTATATTTTTATCAAAATGGTTTAATGTCCATGCATCCATATGATCGGAATGTGTATGGGATATGTAAATTGCATCAGTATTTAAAACTACATCTAAAATATCAATGTGATCGTTTTTTGGAAACTGATACCAACTAGAGAAAAATGTTCCCTCTGGATTAAACCACGGATCACATACGATCTTAACACCAGAGTTTTCAATAACCCAGCCAGCATGACCGAGATATTGAAATCTAAATTTACTCATATCACCTCTTTAAGCGCCAGAGTATGTTCTAAAATTGTATTATCATTTTCATCAAATACTTGACCAACAAATTCATAACCATTTCTTTTAACTGGAAACGCATTCTTTGTAAAAAATTCATCATGTATTAATGAATTATCTTTTATTAAAGGTATAATCTCTTGTTCAAAAAAGACGTAATCAGTACCATAAGAGTCCGTTTGTTTAAAGTTTTGTATTAGTTTTTTAATGTTTGGTATAGTATTTTTTTTTGCGCCCCACATACCACCCAAAACTGGATATCCATGATGTGGATGATCTCTCATTATATGAAACCCCTTATCGGATTCTAACCATTCTTCTACAGCAAATTTTTCTCTTAGATTCAATCTTGAGTCCGTATCTCTAGATATCATCACATCCACATCTTCTTCTCCGGCCGGCTCAAATCTCCAAAACATACTTTTCCAATTACCAAAAGAGTTTTTTTGAATTATTTCAACATTTTTTTTATCTTCTAATTTAAATAAAACACCTCTTGGAACATCTTGTGCTACGTAATACCTACAAACCCAGTCAGGATATATTTCTTCGGCCAAATCAGCGTTTTTTATGGCGCCTATTGTATACTTTGGATTTGTCCCCCAGAGCGAAAAAGATATTATTTTTTTCATTTGTCAGATAACTCTTTATCAGAATATTCTGTAAAAATTTCTCTTTCTTCTTCTTGTTTCCAAGAGAAATTATCTGGGTTTGTGGAGATGCCCTTTGGATTAAAATAGTATAATCCTAATATACTACCAATCTTTTTAAATTTTGCACCTTGAGAAGCAGCCCTAAGCCACATTTCCCAATCGCCGGCTGATTTGTAATTATCGTTAAATAATCCATATTTTTCATGAATACTTTTGCGCCACATCGGGGCTGCATGTGGCATGTTTGTCATTTTTAAATTCTCAAAAGAGTATTCAGGAAAGTTATATCGTTTGCCGGCAGATGAATTTTGTTCCCAAACTTCATTTGGTTTATCTGTTATGGCCATGTCTGCGTATACTAAATCTATATCTTGAGATAAGAATAATTCTTTTGCATGCCGCTCTATAGAATTAGGACTTTTTCTATCATCTAAATTCGCGTTTGTTAAATATTCACCAGTTGATTTTTTAACACCAAGATTCCATACGCCATAGATCCCGGGATCTTTATCTAATTTTTCATAAACTATATTATCTGGATATTTTTGCATATATTCTTTAATAACTTCTTCTTCGTTACCTGGAGAATTTGCGTTAATAATTATTAATTCACACTTATCTTTAAATATTGTTTGTCTTGTTATATCTTCTAAGTATGGCCTAATAAACTCATCACCATCATATACAGAGGTTATGATTGAAATCTTTGGAAGATCTTCAATTTTCACCTTCATAGCTTTTTTACTTAAACATTTAAATAAAAGATCTGCGTGTTGTTTTTCTTGTTCAAATTCTTCTGTGATCCACTCTTGAAGTTTCATTGCTTGAGATTTAAATCTACCATAATCTTTATATACTTCTCTAAGTTTCATTTTAAATGAACCTTGTTGTGGATAAGCCCACATAGAATCTTTTTGTAAGACACCATCCCAAACTGCGTGATCTGGAATAGGCTGTAAATTATAATCAACCTTTGCAAAGTACGCTTTGTTTTTTTGTTTACCTTTTTTATTTTCCACAGGTTTATAAAGAAAATCTAAGTGGCCAGACCAATCGGTTGCTATGACTGGTAATCCAGAGTAAGCAGCTTCAAAAAGTGGTAAACCAAAACCTTCACCATGAGTTAAACTAACTAATGAGTTTACATCTGGGTGTTTATACAATGCATGCATCTCTTCGTCAGTAAAATCACCATGTAAAAAATAAACTTTACATTGTCTATTATCATACTTTTGTAAAAAATTAGTAAACTCTTTTTCCAGATGATTTCTATCAATAACAGATCCACCTTTAAGAAAAGTTTTTACTATCAATCCAACGTCTGGATTATCAATAAATTCTTCTACAAACCATTCTATTGTAGCATGCAGATTTTTTCTAGGGCCCCACTGTGCAACGGTAAGAAAATTAAATTTAGTTGAAAGATTTAGATCTAGATCTGGTAATTTATTATATTTTTTTACCGGATAATGCACTACTTGAATATCTTTTTCACACTTTAAAGAAAATTCTCGGCCGGTTCTTTGATCTACAGCTGAATACATAGTATTTAAAAATGTCTGCCTAGAGTGATTTGATATGGTAATTACTCTATCCATTTCATTGCATTTTTGCAACCATATTGGAGCGACTTTTGTTGTTTCAATACCTGCAGTCACGCCAATGTTAATTGGCGCAATTTTTTGCCATTCGTTGGGAATTGTAACTTGAATCGACGCATCATATTGGCCTTGTTGTTGGGCATATATAGCAGTTTTTTTGATAATGTCATCCAACCATTTTCTTTCTTCTGTATCCTCCCAAAGCCAAGTTGTTTGACCCCAGTTAACCGGTAACAAATATATATCTAAATCCTCACAATCTCGTAAGGATCTCAACACGAAACGACAATGTTCCCCGTAACCACTTCTAGTTAATGCTGGGCCTCTTACTAATACTTTCATCAAGCAACCTCCTTGAGTATCCAACGATTCTTATGTTTACGGGTTTTCCATGATCCCTCTTGTTCATGAATATCTGTCATCAAATCAACCCAGGTTTTGTTAAAATCATCAAAATTATAATTTTTCATGACGTGCTCTCTGCCTAATTGTCCCATTTTTTCTCTTTGTTTTTTAGGCATATTCATCATTTTCTCCATTGCATTAACAACATCATCACTGTTTAAACGATCTTCATAAATCCATGGAATAGGTTGGGATCCAATAATGGCTTTTGAAGATGGATAGATTGGTATACCAAATTGATTTTTACCATCTGTAACTTGTTCTTGTAACCCTCCTGTCATACTTACAATTATTGGGGTTCCACAGGATAGGGATTCTAAAGTGGCTAATCCAAATCCTTCAGCGTCAGAGACATTTATAGTACAATCTGCCATATTGTACATTAAAGACAATCGAGCCATGTCAACTTTTTTCTGACTAAATAACACTTCACCATTATTTAAATTTAAATGTTCGATAATCGCTTGGAGATCTTGGCCATTCGGATCTTTTACTTCTGTGTGCATAACAAGACACGCTTTGTCACGGCCTACTTTATTTAAAAATTCATTAAACCAAAAAATCAAAGAACCAGATTGTTTTCTTCTGGCGTTTCTATTGTTCCAAAAAAATATAAATTTATCTGGATCGTAAAATTCTCCAAAAACAGCTTTTTTAAAATTTTCTAATTGTTCAGAATCTTCTGTTGGCTTAAATATATCTCCATGCACAGCATGCGGAATATATTTTGAATTTACACTAGGTGCAACGGTTTTTACAATATCATCTGTTACTTTCGAGATTGTCGCGATAAAATCATTCGACTCGTAAAATGGTCTGTTAAAAGTAGGATAGGGATAATTATCCCAAACGTGATAATAAACCATAGGCATTAGAGGCCTAATTTCATTTTCCATGTCCCATAACCAACCCCAAAAACGAGGATCTGTCATAAACCAAAGAATATCTGGTTTTTCTTGTCTAATTAAAGATCTAACCATTTCTTTGTTACCGAAGCCATCAACTGGGTAAACAATCCAATCATCACCAAATTGTTCAGTCTTGATAGGATCATGTTTTGGGTGTTTTATTGCTCCTCCAAAAGAGCGAATCTGGAACTTTCCGCTTTTTAATAACGCTTCACAAATATACCTAGTTTGAGTTCCAACGCCACTAGGACTAAGAGGCATATCACTAATAGTAAAGACCTTAATTTTTTTATCCATTTAAACCTCATGAGCAATGTTTTGTTTTATAATATTCGCACACGCCATACCTACCATAGCAGGCTAGCCTGTTTTTAATATGATTGCATTTATCAATATTATATACGGCTTTATTCAATAATTTAAGTGCGTTACTTATTTTCTTTTCACCGTTTGTTACCTTAAATATTTCGACATTATTTTTGTTTGCAGTTCTTTTTAAGAGAGCAAAATGAGTCATTATATCTTTATAATTTTTATTGTGTTTTTTGGCCCAAAAATGTTTGTAGAGGGTTAATTGGTATGTGATCATCTTGTCAGTCTTTTTTCGACTATCCCAACCCCAGGAGCAGGTTTTCCAATCAATTACATGATATTTTTTCGTATCTGGTGTATAAATTACAAGATCGATAAAACCTTTGAAGTTTTTATCGATATTCTTGTTTTCAATAACCTCATAAAGTTGCTCCTCTACTGATACCATCTCAAATTTTCCAAAGTTTTTTTTGAGAGCTGGTAATATAAACTTAATAATATGTTTACCTTGAGATCTCATTGAGGTTATTAGTTCGGCTGAAAACTCAATTCCAGGAGAATCGTCTTTAACTTTTTGCAAATTTTGTATAAATTCTTGCTCAAAAAGTTCTTCTAGGCCATCAGACTTTTTACTACTATCATAATCTTGAACTATGACCTCACAGACAGTATGAAGCGCTGACCCGAAAGAAGTATGTTCATTACCTTTGAATTGTCTTATTTTATCTATGTAGTTTAATTTATGTTTCCAAGCGCAGTCTGTCCACTCTTTAAGCTCGGAATACGATATGTGAGACATTTATTCCTCTTCATCATCTAAATTTAAAATTTGTTCTATCTTTTTAAATAGTTCTGGGCTTATTTCTTTTAATTTTTTTCTAGCTTCATAATCTCCAACAACATAATTTTCAAAACCATTTGCCCAGTATTCTTTTAATGCAGTAATAGCATAAGGTGAAAAGAACAAACTATGTGTTATATTTCTTAGTTTATCATATCCTATATTTTTATACAAGTAATTATCGAACTTTTTATCATATTCTGGGTTTAGATAATCTAACATCATATCCATTGGCTCATCTAGAATATGAAACAAATATTTTCTTTTTCCTAAAAATTCTTTTTCAATTAAACCATCGTTATAAATAATATCATTATATTTTGACTGTCTTTCGATAGAGTGGGCCATTTCATGGACAACATCGTCGATTAAATCATCGTAATCATCCTGTACGTTAGTTATATAAATTGCACCATCTTTAAATGCTGCATTATATGATCTCCCCTTCTCATGAAAAAAATCAAAATCTCCTACATATACCACTTCAAAATTACCTGTTAATTGTTCTGGTACTTTAGATTCAATATCAGACAATACCGCAGCTATGTCCACATTGTTGGTGATGGGTTTAAGTATATGAACCGGCTTACCATAAAATTTTAAATTTTGTATTTTGTATCTTTTTGCCGATTCTCTTATATACTCTTTCATTTATTATTTTGATCCATATCGTAAACAGCTTGACGATATCCACGAATAAAATTTTCTTCAGCAACTGGCATCAAAAACTCTGGAAACTCTTCAGCCATTACTTTGATTATCATTTCAACATTTACTTCGTCATTTTCAGGTTCTAACTTGCTTCCAACATATTCAACTAGCCATGTTTTCATTTCATTTTCAGGCTGAATCGCTAATAAAAGATCGGGGTTTTCATTTTCTACGGACATGGGCATCTCCTTTTTATTAAATATAACAGATATTTTAGATAGTTTAAAGAATTTTAGACGCGATTGTGGCAACCTTGGAACGTTCACCTCTTAAAAGTGTTACATGGCCAGAAACTTCAAAACTTTTAAATTTTTCAACTGCATGTGTAAGACCATTGGAAGTTTCATCTAGATAAACATTGTCGATTTGTTCAATGTCTCCGGTCAAAACAATTTTTGTGTTCTCGCCAACTCTAGTTAAAATTGTTTTAAGTTCATGAGCGGTTAAGTTTTGAGCTTCATCAATAATAATAAATGCATTTGCTATTGAACGACCACGAATATAAGTTAGAGCTTCAACTTCGATTCTGCCTTGCTTCATATAAGTTTCAAGCGCCGACTTGTCATTGGCCATCAAAAATTCTAGATTGTCTTTTATTGGCGCAACCCACGGAGACATCTTTTCTTCCATAGAACCAGGGAGATAACCGATATCACGACCCATTGGTTGTATCGGTCTAGAAACGACTAGTCTACTGTACGTGCCTTTTTCTACAACTTGGCTAAGACCAGCTGCGATTGCTAACAAAGTTTTACCACAACCGGCCTTGCCCACTAAAGTAATAACATTTATTTTCTGGTCTTCTAATAAGTCCATAGCGAAAATCTGCTCTTTATTTCTTGGTTTTAACCCCCAGATATTTCTTTTACTGTTAGAGTTTAATAATTTTATTGGTTCGCTATAACAAGTAAACCTTCCTAAAGCAGTTTTCTTTTCATTCTGATTCGACACTAACATTAAAAATTGATTTGGATTTAAATTTAATTCCTCTTTATCTATAAAAATATCTTCTCCTGCATAAAACTGATCTAGTATTGGTTCGTCAACCAAGTGAGTTACAAATCCTGTATATATATTATCTGTATCTTTTACAACTTGATCTGATTGAAAATCCTCTGTCGTCAAACCCAAAGAATCACACTTAACACGCATGTTAATATCTCGTGTAACCACGATTACTTTTCTTTTTGGGTTTTCATTTTTCTGGTTTAACGCAACGCTAATGATTTCATTATCCGGCACACGAAGATCTAAATCTTCTGGTAATCCTTCTTTTTTAACCATCTTCACGCATATAAGGCCTTTACCTTTATCTATTCTCACTCCTTTTGATAAGCTGCCCTTCTCTCGAAGAGCATCTAAATTACGAATAATAGTCCTAGCATTTGTGCCACAACCATCTTGTCTTTTTTTGTTATTATCTATTTCTTCAAGAACTTTAAGGGGAAGGACAATATCGTTATTACCATAAGAACGAATACAATTTGCGTCTGTTAAACAAACGCTGGTATCAAGAATATATATTTTTTTAGCCATTTGATCTCACTTTTTAGATCTAACACAAATTAAAGCATTACATGCACTTATAGTAAGTGTACCACTCAATTGTGCTCATTATTAAATAGTATAATATGAAAAGAAAAAGTAAAAAAGCCTACCGGGAAACTTATTTATTTATAAGGGAGTAATAATCCCTTAGACATAGGAGGATAAAAAAATGAGTAGGGTTATGATTGGTACCCTCGCGTTCGTTATGCTGTTTACTTTCTCTTGCGGCACAATGAACTCAAGTGTAAAAAATGATTTTCCAAGAGAAGGATTTGCGTTTATTAGCAAAACAGTTCAGTTAAAAAGATGCTTTGGTAAAGACAATTGTGCCACAATGGATTTACGATCTTCAGGATCTGGTTACGTCGTTAGACTGTCCGACAAAGGCGCCTATATAGTTACCGCTGCGCACGTTTGTGATGGTGAAAAAGGTTTATTGGAATCGGTTGAACAAACTATTCACATGAGAGTTTCAACATTATCATTAAAAAGATATGATGCGATTGTTGTAAAAAAAGATCAGTCAATTGACGCTTGTTTGCTTTTTGCCGAGGGTTTAACTGAAGGAGTTGAGGTTATACCTCTGGCCATGAAGCCTCCAAAAAGAGGTGAAAAAGTTTATAACATAGCGGCTCCTTTGGGCATGTTTGATTATGATATGGTTCCAGTCTTCGAAGGTAGGTATGCTGGAGAGGAAGATGGCCAAGATGTTTATTCTTTATCTGCTACTTTTGGATCTTCTGGATCTATGATTCTTAATTCTAAAGGTGAATTAGTAGGAATGGTTCACTCTGTTTTAGTAAAGTTTAGAAATATTGCTATTTCTTCACCTTATGAAGAACTTATGGAATTTATTAGAAGTGGGCTTTCGAAAGCTGAGTTAGCTGAGTGGGTCTGCATTCCAGACGAATGTGCAAATTATTAAAGAAAATAAGACATTTTCTTTCTATTCCAAATAGTTAGGCCTAATTTGTTTTTAACCCAGATTAGGTCTGTATATAAATTCATATAATCTGTATAGTTATCTTCATCAGTATGAATCTGCATAAAGCTAAATTCATCTACTTGAAAAAACGTTTGAAAATAAAGAGCAACTTTTTCATCTACAGCTATTTTATTTTTTGCTATGGAGCATGTTGTATCAGGCAAAGTAAATGAATAGTCTGTTTTATCATGCACAACTGAAATAAGTAATCTACCAGTTGTCATCTGTACTTTTAAGCTAATATGATCTATATTTGTGACATACCAATATTCTTTTTCAAAAGATCTTTGCTTTCTTTTTTTGCCATATTTGGTTGCCATCAATCAACTGCCGATATTAAACTTGCTTGAACAAACTCAATTTTTTTATTTTTATTTTTTGGATCCTGTAAAGTTAGATATTGTTCTGAATTCCACTGGAGATATTGAATGTCTTCTAGTAGCCAAACTTTATTTTTGTAATAGACCGGTGAGCCTATGTAGGCCCTTTTCCCATTTCCATCTAAAGTAAATCTTGTTGTCGACATTTTAAACCTCCTTTTAAGGGGTTTCTAGCCCCTCCTCTCTTCGGTGTGCAGCAAAATCATCTAATGCATCTGAACAATCAAGCGCTTCTGCTAGTATTGTAGTCCATTTATCAACTTCTTTTAAAATATCAGTGTGTTCACCAACCATAACAGTTTGTGTAAATAACATATCTAACATTGCTCTTGCTTCTTCTGCTTGCGCTTCGTATTTTAATTTAGCTGCATTATATAATTTATTATTCATATAACCTCTTTTTCTTCTTCTTCAAAAAATGAAATTGTATTATACTTCTTAATATAACGATTAAATTCCATATAGTCAACCCCTAAAAATCTAGCGGCCTCTTTTTTTGTTCTTGCAATACTTAATGCTGTTTTCAAAAGAGCATCTGTGACTGCATGTCTAGTAAGTCTCCAGATGGGTATACCATAAAATTTACCACATAAATATCTAGTGGATAATTCTAACTTTATAGCTATTAGATCTTCTAAAGATATATTATTAATATTATTTAAAGTACTATCAGTAATTTTCTTTTCAGATTTAAGCTTATTTATTATACTGTATTTAGAATATTTTGTAAAGGATTTTTTATTTCTTTTATTTTTCCAAGCCATGTATTAAATTATATATAATATTATGATAAGATTTAATTTATATTATTGTAATTTAATTCTTTCATCTTCTTCAGGATCTATATCAGCTTCTGGCTCTGGTGGTAAGTCTAATTTTGGCTCTTCAGTGCCTTTATCATAATCCGGAGAGGCCGGCTCTTGGCCAATTTGATTAGTCATCTCTGATTCAAACTTGTCAAAATAAAGTTTAAGGTTAGTTAGGCCGTAGTCATAAAACATTTTAGCATCTTCTGGAATAGTTAAACTTTCATAGGCTGAGAGAATTTGCTTTTCAGTATCATTAAAAGCTTTTTCAGCAAAATCAGCACCTTGTTTTATGGCTGGATCTGCAGAGTCTGCTCTAATAAATTCTTTTTCTTTCTCTTCTGTTTTATCATCTTCAGGTCTAGCAGGTAAAAATTTAGATGGATCAGGCTCTGAAGTTATATCATCATCTCCACCTTTAATTTTTAAGTTGAATGTTTCTTCCTCTTCTTCGTCTTCTTGCTCGTTAATCGGCGCAGCTGCATCTCTATTAACGTTTATTGGCTGCAGGGCATTTTTAAAATTAACTAAAAAGTGATATCTAAAAGAAGCCCTTTCTTCTTTAGTTGAGGCCAAGTTTTTATAATATTTTTCTATTGTTTTAATAATATTTTTCAGTAAATCATCCAGAACATTGATGCCTGTATTATCATGCACGACAGAATCTGCAACATCAGTATTACCTTTGACTTCTTGAATTAAATGTTGTAATATGTTTCTTAATCTTTGCTCGTCTTTCGCTTTGTTTTTTGACATAACGTTTAAAGATTCTTTAATGATTCTTCTTAAGCGAAGTTCGTCTTTGTTTACAGATTCCATTAATTTAACTCCATTATTATATAAATAGTTTTCGTTTTTTGTTTCATCTTTTTTAACTGTAGCTATGGCGCCGGCCAAACCAACTGTGGTAGCTGTTTCTTCTAAATCTTCAGATTCTTTCACTTGATTTGTAGCTATAGCATATGCAATGTCTTTACCTTCTTTTTTACCATATTGTTTTTTTGTGCTTTTCATAATTTCTTTAGCACGTTTATCTCTTTTTCGAATTTGGCTTTTGGTAAGTTTTCGTTTTTTCTTTCTTTTCTTTTTCTTTTTACGCTTCTCTTCTATTACCTCTTCAATCAAGCTAAAAAAGATGCCCAGAGGCATCTGGGCAACCTCCTGTACAGGTTCTTCATTTTCTGCTTGACTTAGTTTGTCTTTTACTATAGCATATGTAACTGGATCGTAGAAGCCCATTATCGTTTCAAACTCTTCAGGTTCCGCTGAACTTAAGGCTTGACGAATAGTGGTTCCAGACATTTCCCCGTAATCTGGAATATCGATCTCAACATGCGGAGCTACCGCAATATAAGCATGATCTTTGACACCTTCATAGTTATCTTCTTCATTAAATGCTTTGAAATATCTAGGTGTACCTTTCTTTGTCAGGCCACCTAGCTGACCAAACCTAGCGTTTTCGCCCATATCTTTTTTACCAACAAAGTAAACTACAATTGTTTCTGGGTTTAATTTTTCTGTTATTTCTTCTGCACTATATGGGTTTTTTACTTGTATAAATTTTGATTTATCAATGCCATGACCACCCGCGATCATTTCTTTTTCTTCAAAACTAAACGGTGATTTAGGTACTCCGTCTTTATCTGACATGTCAATCTTTCCGCTGGTTGCAATATAAACATCGTCAAATCGTGGATCTTGTAATAATTTTTTATAAACTGCAGCATGATGACGGCCCATAGGTTGAAATCTGCCTGGATAAATAGCAATTGCTTTTTTACCGTCAATCCCCTCTGCTAAGGTTTGTTTAGCCGCTTTAATTTTGTCTTTAATCGCGCCGCTAGCGCCCTTGACAATAAAATCACCAGTAACTTTTACAGGTCTATTTTCCAAACCCCTAATAACAATACCTTCATGATCTGAAAGGCTTCCTTTGGTGCTGCCGACAGCTTTTTTAAGGGCGATGCCTAACATTCGAGTACCATGATTAAAAACTGCGCCATTGATAGCCATCTTGACATCATCTGGTGTTTCATATGTTTCAAATACCGGTACCCCGTCTAGTATATTAAAATAAACTTCTTTACTTATTGCGTATACTTCACGTCCGTCTTTTCTTTTTATTTTTGTTTCAAAGGGATTAGCAACTCCATCTAACCATTCTTTTAGCGGAAATGTCTCTGCTTTTTCTTCGGTCATTTGGATTGTGAAAGGCTCATTTAAAACCTCATCATAATTAACATCAGCTTGTACTTCAGTTGCAACATCGCCCACTAAACTTACATCATATTTTTCTGCTACTCTTGCCACCTTATTGATTATTGATTGAAAAGCGGCCTTATCATAATTTATTTCTGTGCTGTTAACTTTGATAGGTTTCTCTGTGGTTGGATCGATCGGACGCTTGAGCCCGGGCCTGTCCATGCCAATGCCTTTTCGTACTCTAAAAGGTTGTGCTTTTTTCTCATAAAATTGATTTACACCGTGAAGCGCTAATATTTTTTCAGGATACTCAATAACGTTAGTTCTTCCCTTCTTCATATATTCTGTATTAAAAAACTTTGTAGGGTCATCCCACATTTTTAACGCTTTGAGTTCTGGTTCAATATCTTTTATTGCTTGATTGAATATTGTTAGAAGTTCTTCAATAGCAGGGGGCATGCCATGACCCTCTGGCCATTTATCATAAGCATCAGCAGTTGTCATACCTCTAACAGATGAAGGCTCAGACGTGCCACGATCCATTCTAAAATCTTTTCCGGTTGGAGTTGAAGGATCGTCGACAAGTTTAAAACTAACGTTGATGCCATCAAACTTTACACTACCAGGAGTGGTTGTTAGATACTGTGCAATCTTTTCAAAATACTGTATTAAATCTCTACCCGTTTTGACCGTTTTAACGTCAAAAGGGTGTTGCATATGCCCAGCAGTACCCATAAATTTATACGTCCTTTTTAAGCTCTTCTAGTTGCTTTTCTAAACTTTCTATTTTTATTTCTAATCTTCTGGTAAGGGATTTAATGTCTTTTAGATGCTCTTTGGCCATGTCAATTTTTCTTTGTTCAGCCTGACTAGACGCTTTGATTTTTGTTAATATATCAATAACGTTTTCAGCGTAAGCGCGAACCGAAGGCTTTTTTTTCTTACCCTCGTTAAGTAAAAATTCTCTTGTTAATCTTCTTAAATCAACGCTCATTTTTACACCAATTTTCTGATTAGTTTATTAATGACAGCACGTAACTGCCCCTCATCAATGCGCCCAAGATTGTACATAACAGGCTTAGGACATGGACACACAGCTGTAGGTAAGCCATGCTCAGGACATTCATCGCCATCAGATTTCATTTTAAGTTCGGCAGTTTGATAATTTGACTTAAAATCAACTTTCGCATCCACCTCTTCTTTTAAAAGTTTATTTTCTTCATCAGCTTTTTTATAGCCCCATTTCTCCATCAGCATAGAACTGAATTCTGTGTTTCTCCAATCTTTGTAAGACATATTGTAATCTCCTTTTTTGCCCTCGGCTAAATAATTAGTTGACATTCTCTCTTTTAGTCTATCTTCATAGTCACGAAAGCACATATTCCCTTTTTCATATGCTTCTCTTTCCATTTCTCGCATGTGTTTATCTTTTTGAGCGTATCCTTGCACAGTCGGGCCC